ATGGGCTACTCTAATGTCGAGGAAGCTATGATGTTCCAGCCCGGTATTATGAATGCCCGGGCTACCGAACTTGCCAAGTATTATCTGACCCCGGCTGAAGAGCCTCAACCCCCGATGAAGTCGGATGAAATTCGCCGGACAGAGCTTCCTAATCCGGTGCCTAAACCTGAACCTCCAGTTCAGGTTTCTCCGTTGCCATCGCTTAATAGAGAAGATATTCTAACGCTTGAAGAACTTGGTTCGATCCGGCGCGGAGTTCAGAGCGATATTGCAAACCAACGAAAGCGTTATGAAGAAGAACAGGCAGAAAAAAATATGTCTGCGGCGGACTTGGTGCAAAGACGAGTTCGTCAGAGACCTCGTCTTGGTGGTGTGGGAGGAAGCATTTCCCAAGAGACGGCTCAAAATATTGCCGCTGGAATGGGTCTGAATACAGGCCAGAATGATGACCTCAATACTCTTATTAATATGATTGGGGCCGAAGACCCCCAACTTGCTAATTATATGGCAGAAGGATTTAAGGAAGGCGCAATTGGCACAGCAAGTGAAATTCTTCTAAATCTCATACCGGTTGGCAGTGCAGCAGTTGGAACGATGAATATGATGAAACGTATGCCTCTTATTGGCCGAATTATTGGCAACAGCCGGACTCCGGCAGAGGCAGCACAGGCTCTTAGAAGTGCTGAACAAAGTAGTCCGGAAATTGCAGCAGCAGTGGCAAAAGAAATGCGAGAGTTTTTCCGTGCTGCGCCGGGCGTAACACCACCGGCTCCTCGTCCCGGTCTTTCTATGCCTTCTACTGCTTTGCCTTCTTCGGCGCAAAAAACCATGAAGGCTGCCGAAGATTTTCGTAGTGGATTCCCCGGCAGGGGTATTTATAACGCCGGAGGTCCTATTCGTCGCATGGGCGGTGGAACCATGCGTGATAAGATTCTTAATAACTACAACCGAATGGTCTAACCCATGCCGCAGACAAAGAAGCAGTCCCGCAAAGTCCGCAAGGTCATGGGCGAGTTCAAAGAAGGTACCCTGAAATCGTCCTCCGGGACCAAGGTGAAGAACCCTAAACAGGCTGTTGCTATTGCCCTGTCGGAAGCAGGGATCAGCAAAGCCAAGAAGAGGAAGAAGTAGATGGCTGGTAAGAAAAGGAGTCAGGCAGATGTCTATGAAGCCATGGGCATCAGCACGTCTAAAGAGAAAGAGAACCCGGACGACGTAGAATATGCGAAGCAGGTACTTAAAGATGCTTCTGAAGATCAAAAAGCAAAAGCCCGGGAAGTCGTGATGAAAGCGAAGGGTGGCATGGTCGGCAGCCGGTCGTATCGCGGCTACGGCGCAGCCCGGTGTCCCAAGTAACTAGAAAGGACTTAACTATGGCTAAAGGTAAATCGTACGGCAACACTGCCAAGATTCCGCAGTCCGACTTCAGTGTCCGGGCTGAACGGGAAGTTCTCCGCAACTCCCCGCCGGATACGTACAAGATTAAGGCGAAGGGTCGGGGTAAGTAAGCCGACCCAACTCCTCTATTACGAGCAAGTCTAAACCGCCAACCCACGTCACGGGCATTATGTATTTCGAAGACCTCAAACGTCTGATCGACGCACAGATCACCGACTATAAAAATCTTCTTGGATCGGGTGTTCCCGAAGACTATCCTTCCTATCGTCAATACGTCGGCACCATCTCCGGGCTGGAGTGGTCCCGGAATCTTGTCGCAGAGATTCAGAAACGTACAGCGGAAGGAGAAGAAGACTAATGGTTATGGAACCGAAGATGGCTGGTGCCATCATGAATGCAGACTGGGTTACCGACGAAGATACCCCCGACCCGGCCCCACTCCCGACAATCCCCGGCTACCGAATCCTTGTCCGCCCGATGCGGGTACAGGGCAAGACGAAGGGGTCTATTCTGCTCCCCGATTCGTTCCGGGACGATATGAATTACCTGACCACGGTAGGACGTGTCGTCGCCGTCGGTGATCTGGCATATGCCGACAAGGACAAGTTCCCTGCCGGACCGTGGTGCCAGACCGGTGACTTTGTCTGTTACGGGAAGATGAACGGTCAGAAGATCAGGTACAAGGGCGTGAACATGATTCTGCTCTACGACGATCAGGTCGTCATGCGGCTGGAGAATCCGGCTGACATCGACCCGATGTTTAACATCGCCTAGCCCCCGCCTCATCAGCGTAATGAATGGAGAGAGATATGAGTGATGACTGGAGCCAGATTGACGTCAAGAAGGCCGCAGAACCCGAGGTAGACTTCGAGATCGACGAGGAAGTCCGGGCCGAGGAAGCTGCTGCCAAAGCCCCTCTGGAAATCGAGGAGGAGGCGGAGAACACCATCGAGGTAGACCCGGCTGCCCCTGACCCTGACCCTGCCGAGTCCGCCCCGGAACTTGCAGGTGTCGATACGGAGGGTGCACAGAAGCGTATCCGACAGCTTGTCCGTCAGCGGAAGGAACGCGAAGAACATATCATCGCCCAGCAGCAGCAGATCGCCCAGCTTCAGTCGCAACTCCGGAACACCGAGGAGAAGAACGTCGAGGTCTTCCGGAAGAACTACGACGTCACCGAACGACAGCTACAGGAGAAGGCAGAACTTGCCCGTCAGGCGTACCTCCGTGCGTACGATGACGGCGACAAGGAGGCCATGCTCTCGGCACAGGAGGCCATGTTTGATGCCCGACAAAATATCGGATTGGTCCGGCAGGGTCGTCAGGAAGTTGACCGATACGCAACAGACCTTGCGAACCAGCCTATCCCCGCTAATAATATTCCTCAACAGTCTGCCCCGATCTATGATGAAAAAGCTGTGGAGTGGGCTGAAAAAAATTCGTGGTTTGGTCAGGACCAAGTAGCGACAGCGGCGGCGTTGGCAATCGACGCCACCCTGAAGAACGAAGGTTATGATCCGTTCACGGACGATTTTTACCGGGAGGTAGACCGGCGTCTCCGGGCAGAACTCCCGAACAAGTTTCAGGGCAAGGCAGCGGCCCCTGTAAAACAGCCGCAGCAGCAACAGGTGGTCGGGGGACAGTCGCGTGGTTCCCCCGAGTCTACGGCGAAGGGCGGTAATCGAAAGGTCAAGTTGACCCGGGATGACATCGCACTTGCCAAGAAGTGGAACATACCACTTGAGAGATACGCCAAGGAGAAAGCCAAGGCTGAAAATGCCTCGGCAGTTGGTGATTACACGTCGATTCAGGTCGGCTAACACGCGGAGGACGAAACTATGAGTGAAGCACGTAAAAGCCGTGAGACTACGGGACGAGTGAACGAAGAGCGATTTGACGAAGACTTTGCGGAGCCGAACTGGCTCTCGATCCCCGGGACGGTCATCGACCGATTCAGGGATCAGGGGCTGGTACTCCGGTGGGTCCGCTTTCAGATCAACGGTCAGGACGACTACAAGAATGTCGGTGATCGTCAGGCTGATGGTTGGACCTTTGTCGATCCGAACGACGTCCCCGAGATGATGGCAACCTCTCGTATCGTGAGCGAAGGAAGGTTTGAGAATTGTGTGGTCCGGGGTGACGTAGCCCTTGCACAGGCGTCTGCCAAGCGGATGGCGTCCCGCAAGGAATACTACGAGAACCGGTCGAGGGACATGATCACTGCCGTGAATCAGCAGTTGATGAGTCAGTCGAACTCGGCAATGCCGATCCATAACAATTCCAGATCGACTGTAACCCGAGGACGTACCCCGTCCTTTAACGACTAAGGAGCAACATTATGGCTTTGACCAAAGCACTTAATGGCTTCGTCCCCTCGCGTCGTCGTGGTTCTGGTGCGAACAGCACCGGCAGCAGCCAGTATCGTATTGGCAATGCCCAGTCCGGTAACATCTTTACCGGTGATCTGGTGAAACTCGACGGTGGCGTGATCAAGGCGATTGCCACCACCACCGACTATGCGGTCGGTGTCTTTCAGGGTTGTGAGTACATCGACCCGACCACGAAGCAGCCGGTCTTCTCGAATTACTACCCGAGTGGAGTTTCGTCGGCTGTCGGTCAGCCCAAGGCGTTCGTCATCGACGACCCGGCGGCTACCTATATCGTTCAGGCTGATGCCGCCGTCTCGGCGGGTGACGTGAACCTGAACTTTGACGTTACGCTTGGCGCTGGTTCGACCGTCACCGGTATCTCCGGTTTCGGTATCATTGCCACTAGCCGCGTACAAACCACGGCGATGGTCCGTGTCCTCGACAGCTACGGCGAACCGGGTAATGCCTTCGGTGATGCGAATCCGAAGGTTGAAATCCGTATCGTCCAGCACGTCGATGCTGACACGTCCTCGCACGACGCGTAAGGGGAGTAAGTAACCATGGCTATTAATCGCAGTAATATTGCTAAGGAACTGCTCCCCGGCCTCAACGCTGTCTTCGGTGTTGAGTACGGTGACGTGAACGATGAGCATGTTCCGCTCTTCGAGGTCGAGAACTCTGACCGGTCGTTCGAGGAAGAAGTCCTCTTCACCGGCTTTGGCTCGGCCCCGACCAAGGCTGAAGGCTCGGCGGTCCAGTTCGACACTGCTCAGGAGTCGTACACTGCCCGGTACAACCACGAGACGGTTGCCCTCGCTTTCTCGATCACCGAGGAAGCCATGGAGGACAACCTGTACGACACCTTCTCGAAGGTTCGTGCCCGTGGTCTGGCCCGTGCGATGGCGAACACCAAGCAGGTCAAGGCCGCCGACATCTTCAACAACGGCTTCTCGGCCGGTGACTATGCTATCGGTGACGGCGTAGCGTTCTTCTCGAACTCGCATCCGACGGTGGGTGCGGGCACGCAGTCGAACCTTGCTGCCGCTGCCGACCTGTCCGAGGCGGCTCTTGAGACGATTCTCACCAACGTCCAGCTTATTAAGGACGACCGTGGCATTCTGATCGGTGCGGGGGCGTCGAGCCTTCATATCCCCCCGGCCCTCCAGTTCACGGCTGAGAAGATTCTCATGTCGCCGGGTTCGACG